TTTCACCAATCCTTTTCTCGCAGGGCCTTTCGCCCTCGCACAATACTACTATACGCACTATTCATATAAGTACTTTTCGTATAATCCGTATAAATGTACGAATTGTATTAAAATAAAGCCGAATTTCATCAAAAAATAGTACAAAAAATAAATAATTCATTTATCATTTCAACGGTTGGATTATCCAACCTTTCAAGTTTTTCTCTGCATAACAGGTACATGCTCCAGTTTACAACATCTCTATTATTTCTGTGACTTGTCTTTTTGCGTCTTCCTCATTAGGGCATTTTACCCCGATAAGTGGGGCAATATGCAATAGAGCTTTTATTTTGTCCTCCACGGGCACTGACTCGTTTTTGACATACCCATAATATTTTTCGGTCACTTCGATTTCGAAACCTCTTTTCCGTATGTTGTTAGTGAATTCCGGGCGTTTTATACTCAGAAAGTCAGATAACAACATATTCATACCTTCTCCCTGGTATTCTAAAGAGCTTTTTAATTCTACTCCAAACCAATTTTCTGACATTGTTTACCACCTATTCGATTTCAGTTTCCTTATTTTATTAGCAAGTTCATCAAAATATGGTACGCGAACCCCAATTGCTCCGGCTCCACCAGTATTAACATTATTAAGGCTCCAACAATCACCATCATGTCCGTTATTTTTAATGTACCAAATCCACTCCTTCTGTATTACCCACCACTTGCCACCACCGTATATGTTTTCTGGAGTTATGGGATGCTGAATTTCTTCCCCGTTGACCCGCATTTTTTCATATCCCGGTTGAAACTGTACAGCCTCATCAGGAGATTCAATTCTTGGATCTGGTTTTTCCGCACCATTAAACGCTTCCTTTATTTCTGAAAGGGTTTTAAGTAACTCTATCTCCTTCTTTTTTTCATCTTTTCTTCTCTTTTCTGCTTCCTTTATCCTGTAATCTAGTGTAAGCTCCTCTTTTACACCAAGAATTTTCTCGACTTCTTTTGGATTTGCAGTAAGCCATCCCATGAGTTCTCCATACAAAGCATCTTCTTCGTCGCGGTCAAACTTCGAGAAGTATTTCGCTATTTTTCTCCACATTTCCCTTGGCACTTCTGCGCTCAGCGAATACCATTTTATACCAGTTTCCGCGCTCTGCCCGGCATAATGTAAGCAGATGTTCCTGAACGAGAAATTAGATTTAGCATACTGAAATGCGTTATAAACACTACTAGGTAGCTCAATGTAGTGTATAATTTTTCCATCAATTGAAGAAATTAGATTCATGTCTGCAATGCTCATACAGTTTTTACCCTGTACTTTTCCAACGTAAGTTGTTTCAGTTTCTCTCCACTCATTTTTACAAACAAGTTTAACCTTGTCACCTTCTTCATCAAGGTAGAATTCGAAGGTTCCGAATTTTTCAGTTTTCCTTTCTCCTATTTTCTGCACCGTTCTCATCCTCACATTCCTTGATCTTCTCTTTCAATTCCCTGTTTTCATCTTCAAGCGCAGGCACTCTTTCCGCCTGCGCCATTGCATATAACATGCCATCCTCTAGTGTTTTTATTCGATGCCCATTTATTGTGCGGCCATCGAGTTTTAATCTACTCACGAAAATTTTAAACTTCTCGCGGGTTGTCGGATGGACATCCGCGAATTTTACTTTTTTCTGGTCCTGCATTATTCCTCCACCGAGAGGCTTGATATTTCATCTCCTGAATACCAGGCAGTCCCATCGTCCCCACAATCACAGCACCATTTCCCAGTGCTGTAAATCCACCAGCCGAATGAACCGGAAACTTTCCTCCTCGATCCACAACCAGGGCATACTACTTCGTTGTATCTGTTTCTGTTTCTCTCAAAGAGTGCAGTTTCTACGGCTGCAATGTTCTCCATAGAAACATATTCTTCATCTATCTTATCCCCATTAACGTACATTACAACAAGTTCATCCTGCTCAACCGTGAATTCAAATTCATTTCCATATTGTGTAAATTTAGTCATTTCTTTTTCACCAATCCTTTTCTCGCAGGGCCTTTCGCCCTCGCACAATACTACTATACGCACTATTCATATAAGTACTTTTCGTATAATCCGTATAAATGTAC